TATATCAAACGACATACTATTATGTCCAATAATAACATCAGCTTTGCTGAGATGTTCCAACGCATCCAAGATAGGTAGTAGTCTTGGTTCATCATCTCCAATATCCATTAAAGCTATACAATGTATTTTCTCCAGTCCATCTAAGTGTATGAAGTTTTTAATACCGTTTGTCTCGATATCGAATATCGTCTTCTGCATTTAGAGCCTCCTTAATTTTAAACCAATAACTGTCTGTGCTTGTTTTATATTCTCCTTGTGGCCCTCCATTGTGGGTGCGAGCCAAACATTCCAAGCTATCATTTTTACAATACCGTTCGAAGTAAGCTATCATAACAAGTTGAGCGTACCATTCATTCGAAACGTCTTCATATTTTCCTCCAAGATCTGAATACTCTATAGCATCTAACCAATATTGTTCTGTTATTTGATAGGGGCCATATTCCCCAGCAGCTCCAAGAGCATGTTCAGGATCAGGGTGTCCACCTGTTTCAACTTGTTTTATTGCTCTAAAAATCTTCTGCGGGTACTTCACCTTCATTGACCACCGCATCTTGCATCCTTTCGTGCAGCCTCCCCGTAGTCCTTTCATATTCGAGAACTGTTGCGAGTCCTGTTTCTCCGGTGTATCTGTTTTTGAGAACTCTGACATTGAGCACATTCCCTTCTTCAATTGATTGTTGGTCTCTTTCCAATCCACAAACTGCATCTGATAATTGTCCAATTGCAGCTGAACCCCTAAGCTGAGACATACTAGTACGAGCACCGTCTTCATGGCCTCTTCCCTCCGGTCTTTTTAAGTGAGATACAAGGAACATGGCGATCTTACATTCCTCAACAATACCTCTAAGTTTAGTCATAATAGCGTCGATGTTTCTACGTTCGTCACCTTCGCTCATCGCACTCACAACAATACTTATATGATCTAAGAATATAACATTGCAATCCCTAGCTTTAATAAGTTGTCTTACCTTTTTCAATAACCAATCTTCACTTGTAGATCCCCAATGATCTATCAATGTAAAACGATTTGGTTTACCTATGCTGTTTTCATACGCAGCTTTCTGTTGTTCAATAGAAACACCACGCTCTTTCCAATCTTGTAATGGTATGTTCATATGTATACCCATCAAAGACCTAGCTGTTTTAATCTTACTTTCTTCTAATGCGATGTAACCAATGTTCGCACCGTTTTGTAGTAACCAATAGGCAAGTTCTCTGCATACACTTGACTTACCTATACCAGTTCCGCTACACAAAGTTACTAATTCACCTGCTCGAATACCATGTAACTTGTTATTCAAAGATGGCCAAGGGTATGGTATAGATTCTTCTTCCTTTGTTTCACTTAACATCGGCCATAGATCTTCACCACAAACAATACCATCAGGTCTATGCACTTGGGCATTCCATATACACTCTGATAATTTATTAGCAGTCCCGTCAATCAAACATTGATTCGCATCTTTTGCTGGTAAGTACATAACAATCTGTGCTTTGCCGGGTTCAATAATATCAGCACAAGCTTTCGCAGCTTCTCTCCCAGCATCGTCTTGATCGAAACAAAATATAACAGTCTCAAAAGATTCTACCCATTCAATGTTATTTGCTATGCTTTTCGCCGCACCCTTCGCACCATTGGGGACACTAACTACTGGCCACTTGTTACCAAAGATCTGACTAACAGTCATACAATCTACTTCACCTTCAGTAACAACAAGTCTTTTACTTTTACCTGATCCCATCTTAGGATTCCACAAGTGCATACCCCATAAAGGTAAGTCTCTTCCATTACCTAAGACTCTAAAATCTTTGTTAGCAAATCGAATTTTCTGAGCAATCTCTTTACCTGTGCTATCCAAGTAACTTGCTATTTGAACTCGACTACCTGCAAAGTTTCCATACGAATAACCAAACTTACGACAAGTCTCCTCATCAATCTTACGTTTAGTTAGATACTTATACTCCTTTTCACAAATTAAATCAGTCACTTTCTTAGTCTCCTTTTTTATAACGGTGGTGTTATCTGCTGATTTATAATACCCACATCCAAAACAATACCCGTGTCCATCTGAATATACGGCAAGGTTATCTCTTGACCCACACTCAGGACACGGGCTATGCGTTACGAAAGTTGAATCTTCATTTAGTCCATTGGTTCCACTTTCAACACTATCGACGGTTCGTCCTTGGCCCATCTTTTACTCCCACTAATATCTACAATTTGTTTATCATCGCACCAGACATGTCCATTCAAAATATCGAGAACTGCTTTGAGGTAGTTATCAATATCAGGATTTGGGTAATCTAATTTTGATGTCTTTGGTCTCCTTACATTGAATACAACGGAAACTTTTAAAGGCCCAGATAGCGGAAGGGGCGAATCAGGCGGAGACTCTATGCCTGAAACAACCCCAACCGCTTCTTTCCTAAATGCCGTGTATCTCTTACCGTAATAAACCCCCCACCGGGTTACTCTTGGTCGAGAGGCACTTATAGGTTGGATCTTTAAAGTTATTTCCACTAAAAATCATCGATGTCTGAGCCTCCTAAAGGTTCTTGAGTTACTCCAGCTGGTTCCGAAGCATACTCTTCATGTATCTCAAACCCAGTTGAACTGAACGATGCTCCTTGTTGACCATGCTCTACTAATTCTAGTATCTGAGCCATCCTAAGTTTCTTGCTCCACCCATATGTATTCAATTGAGTGTTACGATAAACGCCTATTCCGACTTTCAGTATAGCAAGCGATCCCGCACCGACTAGTACCTTTTGTTTATTGGGATCAGACCAACCGCTATCAGCACTTGAATAAACATAAGTTCCATCATCAGTTTTATGAAGGTTCATAATAGATCTACCACTTGCATCAAACAAAGGTAATCTTCTATTTACAACAGTTCCATCTTTTTTAGTCATGGAAGCATCAACATTCGTATTGATTTGACCCATGCCTTCAGGAATATTCTCATCGTCTTCACTTGTTTGAAACAAAGGAATAGGATTCTTTACTTTCTTCCCAAGCTTCTCTTCAAACTGCGACATCAAACGTTTACATTGATTAATAAACTTCTTGGTGTCATCCGCTTCCAAATCAAAATTAAACTTAGTAGTATATTTTTCTTTTTCAAACTTCCCGTTTGGTTCAGTTAAATATGGCCATACTAAAGTACCCTTTGGCGTAAGAATATCTACGTATTCAACAGCATTCTTTTTCATTGTTGTCTCCTTTATGAAAAATAATAATCACTACCGAGAACTTCTCGGATATCAAAGTTTCCCTTTTCGGGGGGTGATGGACAGTATACACCAGATGGCAACTGTGCAGCGATTTGAGATCTAAAATTTTCTAATAAATCTTCTTCAAAGATATCAACCGTAGCTTTTCGTAATGCCAATGCTAACTCTGGTGTTCGTTGCACATGCGTACCATAAGAATCGTGGATCATGGAATAACTTTTTATTCCCATAGATAGTGAGTGTTGCAAAGTTCTACCAAGCAACCCTCCCATACCATCGAAACTATGAATTACATTTGGTGCAACTCCGTTTACATTCTTTCTTCTATTCATGCCACCCGTAGGGAAACGCAAAGTATGAGCTCGTATTACTTCGCCTATCGAAGTCTTTATTAACTGCGTTCTGCTTTGTTGATAGTCCATCTTTACAATAAAACCGTTAGGAGTAATCCAACGAATAGGAGTGTCATGTTGCACAGCAATACTTGCTACTTCTTGCAACCAATCCATTCCTTGTCTTGCACTTCTAACAACATCGCTGATAGACTCCCATACTAACTCTGATAAAAAGTTACATGGTCTATACGTTTCATCTCCGAATGGATTCACACCTCCTTTCTTATGTTTAAGTGTGTCATAAAACCAATCATATGTATATTGTTTACAAGCATAGTACGAAGAACCATACGTTAAAGTCATCGCACTTCTTTTTGTTGTCGCCCTTGTTATTCCAAAGTCTAACCATATAGGTGCGTACCTATTCTTAGAAACTTTAAGCTTTTCAATAACGTTCTCTGCAACTTGTGCGTACACATCGCCCGGTCGTTCTCTTTGTATACAGTTCGTTGCCATTGCTGCTATTGGATCTCGTAACAACAATGCGAAAATTTGTAACCCTTGTGTCGTAGCATCTTGAGGTATTGGTAGTGAACTGTTGTAACCCATACCATGTTTTATAAAAGCATCCCACTCAACACACGCTGCTAACATTTGCCAAGGTTCATCCGCATCACCCCAAGCTGTACAACCTAACGGATCTTTTGCAATGTCACTTATAAGTTCTTGGTTATTCCAAGTCCAATCAATGCGTTCTTCGAAACTTGATTTGCTCATACCTTGGCAGTTCGCAACATGTATAGCTAACCAAGCAACGGCATCTTCGCTTTCAATAGGAATACCTTCTCCGAAGGTTAACAAAGAACGACTCCAGTCTGGCCCAGAGGGAGTTAAGAAACTACTTGTTTGATAAGCTCTTCCTCTGAAGTCTAAGAAGTGTGGATAGTAAAACTTATCATCTTTAAATTTATCAGCCATCCATAAAACTTTTGATAACTGAAGACGTTTAGATGCTTGGCGTTCATTGTCAAATCTAATTCTCGCAGCACTTCTACGCCATTCTTTTCTAGCGTCTTCATTAGTTTCAATATCAATAGGCTTAGTAGGTAACTCTTCATCACCCATGCAAGGCAAGTTACCAATTGATGTACCTTGTTTCCAAAGATACCTCATAGTCTCATGCACTATTGGGTTTATTCTGAACGAAGTATTTTGCAAAGCATTGACACCTTTATAGACACTATCCATAGGTGCAAACTTAATCTCATCGTGGTACGTATCTGACTTTGCTTTTATCAAAGGTCTTCTATGTAACTCTTTTGAATTGTAGCCACCGAGAAAAGGATCACTCCATATACTCGGCACATCAGTCATCGGTAGGAACACAGGCTTAAGAAACTCAGATGCTAAGTCGGCATTCTTAATCCACTCTAATAAATCATCAGTAGGTAGAACCATTGTAACCGCTCTACCCCTAGCATTCTTTCGAGTAATGATATCGATTAAACCAGTTGACTCTCGGAAGAGTTCGACACACACGACACCAACCTTTAGTGCATCTACTTTGTTCCACTTAGATAAAATAATATTATTATCTTTAGCTGTCTTCTTAATAAACTTTTGCTTGTTTAGATACGAAGTAAATTTATCTAGTACTCTTTCTATGTGATTCCACATAGCTGGCTCATCTTCTTTCAGAGTTTTAAATTTTATTTCGTCCTCTAAATAACGAGACACCGCCATAGCAGTAGACACTAAAGTCTTATGTTGACTTATAGAGTCTAAGATAATTTTACATACGATCCCCCCGGTTACCTTCGGTAGTAACTTAGCCAAGTAAGGCAACGCCTTGTGCTTTCTTCCGGGATTCTTCTCGGCAGTTTTCATCCATGATATCAGAGCTTGCTCCATTTGCATAGTCGATTCACGTAGTAATCTTTGACC